GCACTACACTATGCCAAATGTCGTTTAGGGACGTGCTATCATCATTTATCATGCTAAATGAATCTCGTTTACTTACTCGTTCTGTTACTATGTATTTTTTGCTCATTTTATTTATTGTTTAGTAGTTTACTATATTTCGGGAGACGTTTCCAGATTCTTCTTAAATCGCTTAAAGAAATAAGACTCAAAAGCATCAGCCCATCCTTGTGCATACTTTTCTTGCATGGCATCAGCCTCATCTTTAATAAAGGCTTCCGCTACTTCAATAGCTTCCGTAAAGGCTTGTACCTCCGCAGTATATCCATCACTTTCATCTCTCATCATTTCTAGCTCTTCAATTAGTTTCTGTATTGGTGTTTTCATTGTGCAGATTGTAGGGTTTTTGTTGTGCAGATTGTAGTCAACTTTTTTGCGCAGAATACTTGACTTGTAGGGTACTTGTGGGTTACTTGTTCTCTTTGGTGTTAAATGTTTACCCACTTCCATCCAAAAAACAATCTCATCATAGTGCGATGAAACCAATTTGGTTTGTGAGTGAAATTGATTTGAAGACAATTATAGTCTGTGCCTAATCTATAGCCACCCACATAGGTTGGTTCTTTAAATGTAATATAATTGTTTGAATCAATGATGTTTGTTTTCATTCGTCTATCCTCTTGTATTTTTTGCCATAATAAATCATTAATGAAACAAATATACTACTTTTTGTGTCATTATTGGTTTGTTTCGTAGTACACTTATAGTTTACTTACACACACAACAAAAAAAGGGCAACCCACGATTAAGCGAGATGCCCTCTGTTAATGTGTTATCCACAATCTACAGAAGTCGAGATATATAGTCAAGCATATTTTTGGCTTGTAGGCGATTGTAGCTTCTGCGTCCAGTAAGCCAATCCCTTAGCAAGAGGTATTTTTTAGGTAGGTCTTTAGATTGGTAGTATCTGTGTGCGTACCAGTGTGGGTCTGACTGTACCTCACACCAGAACACCATCGCTGATAGTTCGTCTTCGGAGGGCTTACCATGCCCCTTTGGGGAGAGAAGCTGATAGACTCGCTCCTTGAACTTGTTTGACCACTCCACACCCATGTAGACGGCAACGTGCTTTGAGAAGTCCACCATGGAGTAGGGACTACTCTTGACTGTATCCTTAATCTCTTCAAGGGTCATTATTTTGGAGTTTCTTCAGGCTTCTCTTTTTTGATGGTCTGAATCACACCAATGATGGCTACCATCAACGCTGCAATGGATTCGTACATATCAGGCTGTACGCTCACACCAATAGCACCAGCTATAGCGGTTACCCCTTGATACGTTGAGGGTTCTTTTAATCGGGATTTTAACCAGTTCCAAGTCATAGTTACGGCTCTTTTGTTAATGATAAATACAGTGAAGTCAATGATAGGAAGGATACGCTCCCTACTCAATACCTTTTTACGTCTAGTTACTTCGGGCATCTTAGTTTCTTTAACGGTCTTCAGCTTGCCTTGTGGTATGTTACGGTTATCTATCGTAACCGCTTTTATTTTCTTTCGCCCTTGTATTGCCATTTTCCGTCCTCATCCGCTTCAAATTCGTGGTATCTGTCCCCTTTGTGGTCACAGTGTATAAACTTCTGCTCTGGGTAGTAACAAATCCTCTTGTAGTCGGACGCTCTAAGCTCTTCTAGTAACAACTCCATGTTAGCGCACGTGTAATCTACGGCTCCTAGACCAGTAAAGGTGTGTTCGCTAGTTCCGCTTCTACCGTGCGACAATTCCCATTCTAACGAGCGATACCCTGAGTTCTGGGATACGTGTATGGGCTGACCTATCTTGTGCCGTATCTGGTTAATTATGGGCTTATGGTGCTTCTCTATTTTATCAACTACGTGAATAGGAACATTCGTCATCACTCTATCCACTAGAAATTCTTTAATGCTAAAATAATCGTAGTACATACGCATTTTGTTAGTTAAATGATAAAATCTAGGTAGTTACGGACAAAATATCAATACCAATAAAAAAAGGGACATTGCTCGCACAAGCCCCCTTTCATATCATAATAACGAGAAACTAACAAATTAATGTTTTGTTTCATGGTATCAGGATTATCCTGAAAAAGAATGGGGGCTGTCACACCCTCCATTCATAAGGAATACTAATGAAAATACACTACCAATATAGTTTCTCTATTATGTAGCGTAGAATCGGGTCTTTATCAAAAGGGCAATGCTGCCTCAACCGCTGCTGCTGGAGCATCGGCATCTTCCCGTTCCGCTACGGTCACGGCTCCTTCGGTGTACACTACACGTCCGTTACCTAAATATACTTTTGATTCTCCTGCCTCTCGCTGTTCCTTCGATTGGCTCATTGCAATACTAGCATTGTTTCCAAACCTAGTTTCATCATTAATGAACACAGTAACGTTGGCATACGTGCCTTTTTTACCAGTTACTAATGCGTCTTTAGGGATTTTTGTTACGTCTATTGAAGCGTTTATAATTGTCGCCATTTTTCTTTGATTAAGTTATAGTTGAAGTTTAAATATAGATGAGTGAGTAAAGAAAGTCAATAACTAAATTTTTAGTCCTAAGTCTTTGTGGTGCAATAGTTTGATGCGTTCATGTGTGAGCTGTCCTCGTCTGCTCTTCACAACCTTAACGAACACACTCTCATAGGAGTGAACGTCACCATCCCTCCACCCCTTGACCTTAAGGTCACCAAAGCCATCCATCAGGATAAGGGACTCAACCATGTTAGGTCGGAACACTGAGGTCATACAATGAGCTACGTTTTTAATGACTTGCGCCCATTGAGCGTCCTTGTACTTAGGCTCTAGTTGCCACCCTGAACGGTTGTATTCAGAGATAGTAACTTGGCTTGGTACGATGACTAACACGTTGAGTTCCTTTGCTATCTGCTTTAGTATCTTTGTTACATAGTTTATCTCTAAGGTTCTCGAATCGAACCTACCTTGAGCGTATACCTCTTGAATGTAGTCAATGACCACGAAGTCAAGACCACCCTCAATTTTTGCTAAACGGCACAGACGTTTTATTTCGTCTATGTCATCGGTGGTATCTACGATGCGCACGTTATCAGCGTGAGCTACCGCTTGTAGGGCTAACTGGGTAGCCGTGTTCACGTCATAATCCTCCATTTGGAACCACAGCCCTTGATAGCCTTGTACGGCTAACCTAGAGGCTAGGAACGTTGACCATTGGGTCTTTCCGTGCCCTGAGTCGGCTAGTATTACGTTGATGTCGCCCTTATGTAGACCAACGTGCTGATATAGTTGATTATCTATTTTTTGGGCACCCGTCACTAGCTTCTCCTTCTTGGGCTGAGATTGCTCTCTCTCAAAGATTTGTGTCGGAGTAAGTGCGTCTACGGGGGTCGCCTCGTCTAGCTCGCCACTAAGCTTATCTATCTGCATCATCAACTCATCCATCGTGGTGGACGGGTTATGAGCGAGTTGGGTAGCTTGCGTCAACGACTTGGTTAGTCTTCGCCTATCAGCGGTGTCCTTCAGGATACGAGCGTACCCCTTGATGTCGTGCTCAGAGGTGCGTTGGTGCATCTGTAACTCAAGAAGGTAGTCGGAGCTATAATTGTCTAGTCTAGCTGCTAGGGTGTCCTCATTGAACAGGATACCCTCTGCGTGTTGCTCGCACGCTTCTAAGTAAATGGGATGTAGGTTAGGGAAGTGGGTAGCGTCCGTTACATTGAATATAAGGTCTCTATATTCTCTACTAGCAATGAGCGTACCAACCAGCACTTCCTCTAAGTGCCTTTGGTCAATTTCGCTCATAGGACTTCCTTAGCCTTAACTCTTCCATACGGGGTTAGTGAATAGGTAGACGGGTGCTTGTTATCGGATACCATTACGCCCGACTGTATTAGGCTACATATCGTTGAAAAGGTCGTCCAATACTTGTCGTGCCCCTCTATCTTCATCATGGGCTCCATCTCTTTATAGGAAGCCTTTCCTTGCTCTTGTAATAATTTTAATATGTGCAATTCATTTAGTGTCATCTTTTTTCTCATTAGTTTTTCTTAAATCTCTTTTAGTTACGGTTCCATTTTTATTGAATGTGTGGGTGACCCATCCCTTGCGGTCATACCACGTCATTGCAAGAACCCTAATATATCTACTAGCAAACTTCGTAGCAAAACGAATATACGGTTTTTGTGTGGGAGGTTTGTTCGTCTTGATTTGTACGAGCCAAACGTTGTTCCCATCCATCGCTATAATATCGAACCCATCGAATCTAGGCTCGTTACACGAGCAATCTAGCTTCCAACAGTTAGTACAGAGTCCAGCGAATAGGTCTTTGGATTTTCGGAAGCGCCCTCCCAGCTCTACTTCATCCACTATCATTCCTTTGTCGTGAAAGAAGTCTATGGCTTTAGTGACGGTTCTTCGACCTTTGGCTTTGGACATCAGCTAGAATAATCGTTGCTAATATAATAATCGAGGCTATCAACATATTCACCTTCTCGGTCTAGTTTTATTAGGGTGTGATTAATTTTTGGTAGGCTCGTATTAGGTAGGAGCCAACCAGCTGCGTTACCCTCCACTGAGTTACCCGTGGTAGGAACATCTACGTTCTCACACAAGAAATTTCTGAGTTCCCTTGTCTTAAATACGTAGAGGCGATACGTGTTATCGGGCATCAGAAAGAAGTACGCATACTTATCTGACTTGGTCTTGAAGATACCACTAGGCTCAAACTGCTTGGTATTAAACATCTCAATGTAGAAGTTGAATCCGTTCTTATTTCTCAGAAACATACCCGTTACGTCTAGCTTTACCTCTATCAAAACCGTTCTACCTTCTGGTGTTATTGCCTTTATATCCCAATCTGGAAATCGTTTAGGAGGGGCGGAGAAACACTCATAGCCTAACTTTGTTAAGTAGTTGGCTAAGAGTGCCTCGCCCTTTTCGCCATTCTTATTTAGCACGTTTGAAGTCCTCTGACTCATCTTCGCTAAACACACCCTCTGAGTAGAACCCAGTGATTTGTAGAACGGCTCTCGCTTTTGCTCGCTTTTCAGCGGTCTCTACTGGATAGTGGGGTAATGCACCGCCAGCTTTCTTAGTTTTTATAGGACAGTTGTAGTGATTGGCTGTGCCATAAGATTCTACGGTGTATACCTCACCATTTGCATCTAATTTTTCGGCAGTAGCCTTAATACAACAATTTTCTTGTCCCTCAGTTAGTTCGGGCACAACCTCATAGGTAACGGTAATTTTGTCGTGCGCCATAATCTTCTCTACGCCTGTTCGGGTGATGATAATGAACCCTTGATACGGGTGCTTGAAGAAGTCTTTGCCAGTGAGTTTGTACCTCTCGGCAAGCATTTTTAGTGTATTGTTTTCTGTGCTCATAATAGTGTAATTGTATTAGCGTTAGGCAAGCCCAATGAAGCCTGCGATTCTTCCTTTTTCCATTGTGATATACGGCTCTTTACCTCACCGAGAGCCATAGCGGTGTTCATGATGGTGTCTTCCGATAAGGAGTACACGGCTGAATTATATGGAAACTCTTTTTCTATTGCAACAAAGTAGAAGTTATCGGCTGGTACTCCTAACACTTCGCAATAAAATACAGCTTGTAGGTCATAGCGATACTTCCAAAAGTCCGAGCGAAACGCTTTGGCACTCGCATCTCTACATGACTTCCAATCTATAACGGCTAGAGGCTGTTCATTTTCGCCCACAAGCAGCCTATCGGGACGCACCCGATACTTGAGTCCATACAAGTCTTCTTCGTCCGTTAAAAACGAATATTCGTCCCATATAGCCACGTGGTCGTAGTCTTGATATATGTTTTGTAGGGCTTTGTTCTCGGTTGCACTTTTGAACATCTGCTCAATGCGGTGATGGTCTGCACCCGATATAACCACTTCATTTTCACTTAGACCCTCTTCAAATTTTTGCTTATAGGTCTTGTAGTCTTTGGTCATGGTCGGAGCTGAGATGTCGGGTCTACGCTCTAGTATTTCGGCTATGATGTCGGTATCGTCAAAGACTTTGAATCGCTGGTTATAGGCTTCTTGGTCTTCAAAGTACGTGTGCATGGCATCCCCAAACAAAAGGGCTTGGCTCGGTTCAATGGGTTGTAGTGCCTTAGCAATGGAGTGCTTAGCTACTCCCTTCACGAAAGAGCTACTGATGTAGTCTTTGAGGGAGTGATACTCGCTATTAGGCATTGATTCGTAAATCATCATGATTCGTGTGTCCTCCTACATTAATTTCTTGGTTGTTTTTTTCTGCTGAGTACAAGCACATCTCGAAGGCTCGGATATAGGCTTGTGTGTATTTGTCGGGGTTCGGAAGGGACTTGAGTCCAGCTAAGAACGCCTTCATAAATTGAATGTGGTTACGCATAGGTAGTACTCCTTATGGGTAATTGTTTTTCTTTGTGATGCAAGTAGTCTAGGGCATCGTCTTGTTGGTCGGGTGCTAGATTGATGAGCACCATTATCGCCTCTTGTAAGGCTTCTTCTGGGTCTTCGGAGATAAGTGCCGTAGACACGTATTCCTTGATTATATGCAATTTGTATCCTTTCATATTATTCCTTTAGGTTAATGATTGTGGATAAATTTATAAAAAAGTATTGAGTATGCAAAATTATTTTTATATTCGAGTAAACAAATAAGGAAAACTATGCTAGAAGTACCCAATCACACACAAATACCCAACATAATAATTGATAGGCACATGGCTGAGTTGTCCCACGCTCAGTTCAAGGTGCTGATGGCTATATGCCGTAAGACTCTTGGTTGGCACAAGCAATCGGATTACATAAGCATATCCCAAATAGTGGAACTGGCTGGGGTATCCAATAAGACTGTAGTGGGAGCCATCAAGCAACTAGAGAAGAAAGGATTTATTGTTACCCAAAAGACTAATAGGTCAACCACCCTAATCACTATTAACTATGAGGTAACTAGTGTAGTGAGTACACCAA